AGTTGCTTAACTTTTTCTATAAATACGTAAAATTTATAATACTTCATTTTACGTTCACGTTTTTTAAGTTGACGTTCTAAATAAGGTTTTCTCTTGTGATCGAATTTATCAAAAGGCATTATGCTTCTACAAGTCCTGTTACACCAGCTTGTGTTACTGCTGCACCACCTTCACGTGTGAATGCTGTAGCTTGCTCTGCTTCAAGTCTTTGTCTTAATCTTTGTGATACACCTTCACCAAATACTTCACTCTCAATAAACTCTGATAATCCAAATATATCTTCTCTACCAGTAAACCTACTTGATATACGTTGCAATCTTCCTAATTGTGTTTCAGCTCTTGCAGCTAATTGTTGTGCGCCTGTACCTGTAACACCAGCACTTAATAATCTTTGTGCTTGTTCTTTAGATATAGCAAAGTCTTGTTCTTTGAATGCACCACCTATTTGAGATATTTCTACACGTTGTGAAATAATATCTGCTGATACATTCTCGTCAATAAAGCTAGCAAAGATAGCTTCATCTGTTATATCTTCTGTAGTAGGAAATACACCTGGATAGTTTTCTACGTAATATGTTTTAACTGCGTCAAACTGTGGGAATAAAGTATTGTAAGCTACGTTTAATCTTCTACCAAATTTATCAGGATCAACATCATTTTTAAATAGCTGTGTTATCTTATCTTTAAAATATTCTGGATTAAGATTATATTGTTCAAGTTGTCCATAGAAATCTTCTTTCATCTTTACATATTGAAGTTCTGGTTGCGCACCTTCAAATCGTAATGTCTTTCCATCTTCTCTAAATATTCCAGGAAACTCTGTTTTATACAATTCTGTTTTTCTTAAACTATCTAATGCTTCTACTGCGTCACCACCATTAGTATCATAGACAGCTAAGAATGTTTCAAGTAATTCACCTCTTAACCATGGATAACTTTCTTCTGCAAATGTTCTACTATTAAATCTTTCAACTGGTTCACCAGCTTCTACTGTAGTACTTGGAAATGATGGAGGTTGTGGTGCGCCAGCAGGTGCTGGTGGTTCCTCACCGCCAGGTTGATTGTTAGCTAACCATTCATTATTTAATCTAGTAGCGTCTGCTTGTGCTGCTGCTTGACTAGAGTAAGTTCCATCTTCTGCTTCTACAACTGAATAGTTTGGTGGGTTACCAACAATCTTATATTTAGTTTTAACAACTTCTACGCCACCAGTTACTTTACCACCTTCAATTTTTTTACCGTCTGGTTCTTCAATTATTACTGGCGGTACTACTTCTTCTGCTGGTCTATCATCTACATACAATGGTGTAGTAGGTCCAGCAGCTACAGCAGAAGGACCTGATGATTTTTGTACTTTTTCTTCTGTAGGCATATCTTCTGGAAGAAATGTAGGACCGTATAACTGTTGTGCCAATCTATCAAAGATACTTATTCTACCTGCCATTATTGATACCTACCTCCGCCTGTTGCTCTTTGACCTGCTTGACCAAATGCTTTAGTTAAATCTGCTTTTACTCTATCTCTATAAGTCTGTGTTCCTAGTCTAGCTGCTTCTTCAAATGCTATATCTTCTCTCTCTTTAACATCATTAGTAGCCATAAACTTCTTCCATGTAGCACTGGTTTCATTTGCTTTTTGTCCAGTGATTGCTTCCCATTCATACCTATACTCTGGTGCAGCGTCTTCGTATCTCTTAACATTAGTTCCTGCATACTGTGTATATTTAGTTTGGAATTGTTCTGCTAGTCCTGGTAAAAATACTTCGTTATACCATTGTGGGTTAGCTTGACGTTCATTAGCAATATCTTCTAAATTATAATATTGTGAAGCACCAGGTCCCATAGCTGCGTCTATTGTATCTTTAATTTGTTTTGTACTTTCAATAACATCTAATGTTTGACCAGCTAAAGCACCTTGTATTTCTGTATCTAATTCATATCTAAGTCTTGGATTAGCTAACTTTAAAATTACATTACTTACATCAGCGTCTGTATATTCTCCTGTACCATACTTTTGAACTAACTTATCTATGACAGCAGTAGGATAACTTTGTACACCTGCTGCAATCATTTGTGTCATAATACTATCTCTAATAGTTCTTTGATTTTTTTCCCAAGTTTTAGGATCAGTTGCTTGATCTTTTATTTGTTGACGTTCTGTAGCGTTATGTGTTTTCCACCATGTTGTCTTTTGAAAATCACTCTCTCTTGCAGTTCTACCTTCAAGTGCTGCTTCTAATACTACAGCTAAATAATCATATCTTCCTTTTGCGTCAGTAGATAATATCCATGGTTTTGTTTCAGCTTCTCTATTTAATGCTTCTATTAAATACTCATAACTATCTGCACCAGTTTCAGCGTCTATACCTAGCTGTTCATATACAGTTCTTAATTGACCATACGTTCCAAAATAAAAACTATTAGCATAATCTGTTTCAGATATACCACTTAATGTTCCTGATGACAAAGTATATTGATTATTTTCAACCTTGATAACTGCGTCTGGTTTAACAACTCCTGTTGTATCTGATATAGATTTTAAATCATCTACTTTATATCTATAAGTAAAACCTTCTGATACTAAATCTTTTGCTAATGAATATACAAGATAGTAAGAACTTTTACCATTAGCGTCAACTTCTTCTACTATTTGCGTATCTTTTGGTAAGTAATTTACTAACGCCATTATCTTCTAAACATCTTTCCTAATTCTTTTAAGTTATCTACAGGTGCAGCTTCTTTAGGAATTTGTCCTTCTCTAAGAGCTTCTTCATAGATTGCAGCTAAATTGTTAGCTGCTTCTTCTATTGTAGCACCCAGTCTAGGCATATTAAGGAATTGTTTAAGGTCATCAAATTCTTCTCTATGTCTTTGTGTTCTATTTTGTATTTCTTTTTGTAGATAATTTAAACTCATTTCTTTAGAAATATCCATGTAATAGTTGTATGTATTAGCAAAATCTTTGCTTTTGTTTTTATTGTTATAAGCATTCCAACCTTTAGCACCATCATTACCTAATGCTTCAGATCTTTCAAAGTCATTCCATATTGTTGCAGCAATAGCTAGATGTTCATTGATGTTGCTAGGATCTTTAAGGAAACTATATACTTTCGTTTTTACATCTTCATCTTCAAATATTCTTTTAGCATATTCATTCATGTCACCTTCATTACCAGTTTTTGCTAATATGTTTAAATCTTTTTTATATTGTGGATCCATAGCCATAAGAATATAAGGTAATGCTGGACCAGTATCTATTTGAAATACTCCATAACTATCGTTGTAATCATCTTGTAAAGTAGCGTGTATATTGTATGGTTGCTTATCTGCTTCTAATATATTTCCATCTTTATCTCTGCTTGATAAACTTTCAACTGCAAGTATTCCCATTAATTCATCTGTTCTATTTCTATTTTTGCTATAAAATGGTCTATCTTTTCTGCCCATTAAATCTTCTTCATATACTCCATTAAGCCAATTATTAATATAAAAATATAGATCATCTTTGTTCATAGTCTCTATATTGTTATCATCAACATTAATACGTGGTTTCATATCTGAACCATCACCACCACCTTCAATGGATTTAGTGTTGTCGTAGTTAATTACTTTTAAATTTTTTGCATTAAACATATTATTCTTTCTTTTGTCCTGAACCACCACCTGCGCCTGCGTATCTATCTCCTGTACGTATTCGTTCATCAACACGGAAATCTCTTGCGAGATAGTTGTTGGGAATGCTACTAGCCCAACTATAATCATAGTCATCAGGTAATTCGTTACCAAATTTATCTACTTCTCTTGGATTTTGTTCTTCATAATTTTTTGTATATAAATCTATGTTGGTTTTTGTATATGGAATATTGTTTTCTTTCATGATCATTTCTACAATCATGTCTCTTTTTACATTGTAAACCCAGTCATTTAAACCTGCCTTATCTGTTACAGTTTTAAGTGCTTCTATTGCTTTTGGTTTTATAAAGTTTAGTATACTTTTAATACCGAATACATTATTATCGTAAACATATTCTTTAAATTTATCCTTGCCAAATTCTATACCTTGTGTTACAGGATATGCAATATTAATTCCTGCTAAGTTTTTAGCTTCAGGATTATTTTTATTACCATATAACATTTCAATAACGCTATCTGATGTTTCATCTTCATACCTTGATATAGTATCTGCTAATGCACCACCAATAGTTTCGTATTGTGAACCTGGACCAGACATTCGACTAGCTAATATATCTATAGCTGCTGGTCCGAGAACCCATTTGTCAAACTTATCTGCTGCTTTACCACCATACTTTAATGTATTTTTAACTGCTGGTTTTCCATATTGATTAAGAATACCTAATGTATTTACTGCCCCAGTATAAAATTTTGCTTTAACATTCTCTGGTGCTTGTGCTAATAATACTGCTAAGTTGTTAGCACTAGCTGCAACTGCTTCTTTTGGAACTTGACCTAATTGATGAGCTATATGCAAATTTTGTAATTCAAGTTGATTAACCATAATCTTTACAGATAAATTTTCTGTACTTGCGTTTTCCATTTTACCTATCATGTCATTCCAAAAGATACCTTTTTCTTTATTGATTTTATCAAAATTAATTAATTGTTCTTCTGATACATTTATATCTACAAGATTATCTGGATTTATATATTTAGACATCAACTGTAAGTCAGCGTCTGTTAAGTCATCTACATTTTTTCTACCTAATTCATAAAATATTTCTGCGTCATCTTCTGTTAAAAAAGCCCAGTTCTTTATTTCTACATCTAATGTTTTAGGTTGGTTTGTTTGTAATTTATTTGAAGGATCTATAATTCCTATTACCCAATGTGGCATTGTATCTACACGACCACCACCTGTAGATAGTACTATTTCATAGCCGTTGTTACCTGCCATAGTGTATATTTTTTGATCTACTTTTAATTTATCCCAACCAGCAGTTGTATTAGTTAAGTCATAACTTTGTACCGTCTCAATAAATGCGTTTGCATTTTCTGGTGTTACTATTGAAGGTAAATTGTTTGCTTTATAAAAATTGTTAAATTTTTCTATTCTTGTTTTATTTTTAAAATTATTATCCCATTCAGTTACATCTTCAGGACGTAATAAATTTTTTAAATCTTTTTCTATTTTATATATACTGCTACCTACTTTTCGTATATTTTTTGATTGCAAACTGTTTGTAAAATATACATCAATATTATTTTTTAATGTTTCGTTTATTTGATCAGCTATAGGTGTCCAGTCTCCATCTAAAAATTCTAAACCTAAATATTTTGCAGCAGTGACATAATCTTTGTCGTCTATAGCTAAAGACGCTTTTATGTAATCTGACACTATTTGTAAATCAGCAGATAACGTAATATTAAAATATTGATGATTATTATCTAATATATCTGCAACGTATCTATAAGATTGTTGATCTTCAAAACCTATAACAGGTGCGTTTTTATTAATTTGTTGTATTAAGTAATTCCAGTTCTCATCACTTTGTTGTAGATCTGATAATAAATTAGGCAATATTCCACCAGTTCCTAAAATAAAACCAAAGTTAGGTATAAAATCTGGATCAAATTTCCTTTTGTTATTAAAATAACTTTCTAAATTTGCTTTGTTTACTGCACCAGGTACAACTCTTGTTTTTTGTAAAGCAACATAAGGTATCAATTCATCTCTAAGTTTTGGTTCTAAAGCATTGTAATCTCTAAACTCTCCATACGGCATTCCTTTTATAAACCTGGTTCCATTTTGTAAATCTTTTACAAACCAATTTTCATCAAACTCATCTAACACTTGTCTCCAAAAATTTTGTAATTTAATATCGCCTTGACCTGGTAAGGTAGATTGATTTACCTTTAGTACATTTTCTTCATTAACAGATCCTTGTATGTTTGCTATATTTGCTGTTGATAAACTTTTGTATTGATCTATATTTGCAACACTTCTTAAATCAGATATTGATCCATCACTATTTCTTATAACGTCTATAAGTATTCCATTTTCTTTTGCAATGTTTACTACATCTTCTAATATTTCTGGATTAGTGTCTCTAAATTCTCTAAAAAAACGGTGTAAATCTTCTTCTATTAAATAGTTTATAGTATCTGGTGTCATACTATCGTTGCTATGTTTTGCGTATCCTGCACCAATAAAAGGATTAGTAGTTGTATATAGCACTGGTCCTATAAGTCCAGTTCTACCTATTGTTGGATCTACAAATTTTAAAGTCTCATCAAAAAATATTGGTCTATCAGCTTTAAGTTCTTGTGCAATACTTTGAATACTTGTTTCATCTTTGTATTTGTTTTCTACAGTTTTAATAAAATTTAAAACGTTTTCATTTGGTCCAGGTGTACCATGATTTGTTTGAAAATATAACACTCCATCTTTTACATAAGTAGATTTTTGATCAAGACTACGATCTGTAATGCCACCGTATTTACTCCAAAACTCTACTGGTTCCATAGTCATAAATTCATTTCCAAACACATCATCTAAAAAATTAAGTTGTTTATCTGTTTCTAAATATTTCATTACTGTTTTCTGTGTGTCAACTTCTAAAACATCAAATATATTTCTTTGATTAGAGTAAGTTAATTCTAATCCTCTTAGTCCTGATTTAATTTGTGAAGTTACAGGTCGTTGTAAACTATCTTGACTATCTTTAATTAGATCTTTTAAATAGTCAACAAATTTTTCTGTATCCATATTTTCTTTATAAATTGTTCTTAATTCATCAAGTATTACATCATCTTCAAATCCTAACCTATGCAAGTAAACCATTCTTTCTTCTACGTTTTGTAACATTTTTTCTTGCATTTGTCTTGCAACGTTATCTATACCTTGTTCCGATAAATTAACTTCAAGACCTTTGTACTCTAATCCAACTAACTTTTCATTACCATTAATTAAATCTTCCATAGTAAATATAGTTGGATCGTCTGGATTTAATCTGCTATAAGCGTCATTAATCTGTTCTAATAATTCTTCACCATTGTAATCAGCAACACTTGTATTAAAATTTATTTGATAATTAGATGTTACTCTGTTTAGAAAATTATTTGGTTGCATGAACCTTTGTATTTGTGCTGGATCTCCGTATCCTAAACGCATATTTTTAATTACGCTTTCAGCACTTCCTTGTATATTAGATCTATCTAATGGTATTTCTTCCATGCCTTTTGTAACACGTATCTTATTAGCAGCTTCTATAAGTTTTGTAATATTTGATTTATTGTTTTTATTAATAACTTTAAGTTTATCCATTACATCTCTGTAGTTACCTAAAGTGTTTTCTGGTTTAGTCATGCCATAAATATATTTAACATTATCATCAAATACTTTGTCTATACCAACATCTTTAATTAATTGTCTATTTTCTAATACTTGTGTTATCCATTCATTATGACCAAATGCTAATTTGGTATCACCGTCTAAAATACTTTTAACTGTTTTCCATTCTGCATTTAAAGCGTCATCACCAGCTTTAGGTTGCCAATCATTATCATGAACAAAAACAAATGAACCACCAACAACTACACCTTTAGTAGCTCTAGCGTCCCAATCAAATCTATTGTATTTAGGAGTAAGTGGTTTATTAGTTGTAAGAACTTCTTTAGTATCTAAACCAACTTCTTCGTATAATTCTTTTAATGCTGTAAATTCTGTAGTTAATGCTACTTTATCTACATTAATTCCTGCTGTAACATCTCCTTTTAAATTACCAAAAATATAATCGTTAGATTTAGTCATATCATTTGTTCCATTATTCCAACGTAATTCAGCTTCTGCAAATAGTTGCATAGTTTTATCATCTTGTATTCCACCAGGTAATGCCCAGTCACCTCTATGTGGACCACGCTTTCTTTTGATTACTAATACTTCTAATTCATTGTTATCATTAATACGCATAACTACACCATCTGCTGTAGTTTTTTGTTTACCCCAATTATTTTTTACATAGTCATTAGTTATCTCTGCTACGTCATCATCTGTAAATGGTAAATTATCTACTACATTTGTAGGTGTGTCTGTAGAAGATATGTCATCTGGAACTATATCTGCTGCTGCCCCTTCTGGTGTATCTGGTGGTGTAAAATCTTTTAATTTTTCTAGTGCTTTATATCCTGCTTCATAAGCTCTTTTAGCTAATGCTTTTTCTGATGGATCTAAGGGATCTAGATAGTATTGTTCTGCAAAACCTGCTAAATCACCTATAAAATAATCAAGTAATTCTTTTTCTTCTTTTGTACTTATTGTAAATTTTATTTGAATACCTTTTCCTTTTTTTACTACTTTTGTTTTTAAATTTTCAGCAAGTTTTACCATATCAATTTCTGGATAATCTTCATTTAGGCTATACGCAATTTCCATTAATTTTGATTGTGGATCAGCAGAAATATCATACAAGGAACCAGGTATAGCTATTTCAAATGTTACTATGTCGTCAGGATCCATTATCCTCCGATCATATTTTCAAATGTATTTAAAGAACTAAATAAAGAACTTAAATCGTTTCTCTCTTTTTCTTCTTGTGCGAGACTTGTAAGCTCTGGTTCAAATTGTGCTTGTACTCTTTCTTGTAGTAACTGTGCTGCTGTTGCAGGTGCTTGTATTCTTGTAGGTGCTTCTGGAAACATTCTTTTTGCCATGTCAACATTACGTGAATATTCTGCGTCTGCTTGTTCTTGGTCTAAGTCTGATTGAATATAATATTCAGACAATGCCATCATCTCTGCTTCAGATAATTTACGTTTAATACCTGCTGATTTTAATGCTGCGTCTATTTGTGACTTAACAAATTGTGGACTAGGTTCAACATAATAACTTTGTTGCAATGGTGGTTTATTTCTATAACGTTCTTTCTCATCTCCTAAATAAGTTCCAATATCTTTAAACTCTAAGTTTGCGTCTGACATTGCATTAAACATTGCTGTTTGTGTATTATCTCCCCAGTCACCTGCTTCTAAGAAAAATGCGTCTGGTGATAAATAACCTGCTTGTAATAAATCTGTTTGTATTGATTTCTTTTCTTGTGGTGATAATGAAATCCAAGGTATCTTTTGTGTGCCGTTAAATGTTGGACCAACTCCAGAGATGTGATCCATACCACCATAAAAGAATGACGGATCTATTTCTCCAGCAGATATTCCTCTTGGTTGTAAGTTTTGCATATCACTTGGTAACACGCCATCTTCACTTAAATACTCTGCTAAATCTGGTCTTTGAAATATTGTGTAGTCAGGAGTAATACCACCAAATGCAGTAAGTTCTCCTAAAGGTCCTGTCTGTTCAAATAAATTTAATCTTTCATTAATAGCTTGATTATCTACAGTTTCATCTCCAGATAAATCTATGTAATCTACAAATGGATTATCTGCAATTTTTTCGTTTAATGCTTCCATTTCATTTTGCGAATACGTAACCTTTTCTACGTTTGTTCCTTCAGGTGTTTGTGTAAATATAGCTATTCTTGAAAACTCTGATTGTTCATTAGCAATAAGCAAGTTTCCGTTTTCTGGATTAACATTTTCAACGTAATCAAAATAATCACCAGTAAATTCATACATGTCTTTACCTTCTTCTTTAGACATGATTGGTCTATACAATACAGTTGGTTGTCCTAATCCTGGAAATTTTCTGTATCTATTTAAAAAACTTTTTCCTTCATAAAAACTAGCTTGTAACGGACCACCGTTTTCTTTTATCCATTTATCTAAGTCTGTACTTGCATGAAGTGTTGCACCTTTACCACCTGGTGGTCTAACTAATACTGCAAGTAAATCTGTTTCATTTGTAAAGTCATCTACTTTATCTTGTAAATATTCATAGTATGCTTTTGATTGTCCTGGATCAGATGGAGTTAATAAACCTGCTGCAATATCTAAACCTTTTAAAACAGATTTTCTAGTTCCTTCAGGTAAAGTATTTATAACATCTGAAAATGTAACTTGTGCGCCATACATATTCAATGGCAATCTCTCTGGTATAGTAGCACTTGCAGCATTCATTGCATTAATAACTACTTGTCTTGTTGTACCTTTTTGACCACCAAAAGTAATTTGATTATTAGTAAATAAATATTTATTATCGTATAAACTTATTTCATTCATTACCTTAGCAACAAATACATCATCACTAACATCTTCTTTAATTAATGCGTTTAATGCTTTAGATAAATCTGATTGTGCGTCTAATCCTCTTTGTGCAATAATGCTGTCTATAAAACTTTGCTTAAATTCTTCTTCCATTAAATCCCTGCGTCTTTCGGTAGATAAATTCCGTATTCCATAAGTGTATCATAATCATACTCCAAATCTTCAAGAAAATCAGTACGTTCTTGAAATAATGGTAACAATAACCTTTCAGCAATCAAAAAGAAATCAGAGTTCTTAGCTGCTAATTTACCTACATATTGTCTTAGTTTTTGTCTTTGTCCAAAGAATGAACGTGATGTTCTCCAACCGTCTGCACTCAATCCTTGTTGTAATGCAACCTTTTCTAAATTGTTAATGTAATTTAAAACATTTTTAACATCTTTACCTACTGGTGTATTAGCTGCTTTAGGATCAGAAGCCCATTGTTTTATTTCTCTGTACTGTTGATCTAATGTAGCTGTTTGTGGTATTCCAGGTATAGTACTATCAAATCCAGGAAACTTAGATCTAGCTATATCTCTACGTATTGATAGCTCTCTAGTTCTAATTAAGTTTTGATAAGGATCAGTTATGTCAAATTGTTGTAATGTTTGTACTCTAGCATTTTCCATATAGAAATCACCTAATGCTTGATTTCTTTTAGCTAACCATTCTTCTGGAGTTAATGGTTCTCTTTGTTCATTAGCAATTTGATTAGTATATGCTTCATAATTAAATGGACCACCACCACCGTTAGGTACTAAATAAAATGCTGTGTTAGGAAACTTCTCAAACAATTCTGGATTTTCTTTTTGAAACTTTACACCAAGTTCATCTACTGGTCTAGGTTCTACTACTACAGATTTAGGTGTAGCAATATCTAATGGATTAAAACCAAACTCATCAATAAAATATTTAGTAGCAGAATAGTTATCACCAGGTGCATACATAAACTGTCCTGTACTTTGATCTATAGGTGGTGTTTCAATTAACTCTCTGTATCTATCTGCAAGTATCTGTAATGAATAAACATGACCACCATTCTTTTCATTACCAATATCAAATCTTGGATTAAGTCCTGTAGGACCAACAAACTGTGAAGCTGCTTTAATAAATGTTAAACTCTTTGCAATACTTCTTGCTTCTTTAAGTAATGCTTCTTGTTGTTGTGGTGTATCATCTAATCCACCATTAGCTTTTAATACTCTATAAACATCAATAGTTGTGTTAGCTGCTATACGTGATAACTCATTAGCAGGTGCGTCTTCATTAATCATAAACGCAGCTTGGTACAAGTTACGTAACCAAGCAGGCGCACCAGCAGCACGGATCAAATCTCCAGGTTCGCTTACATCTGGTAAACCATAAGGAAATAAAACTTTTTGTACTTCATCAAACTGTGGTCTTCCTTCTATAGCAAATGAAGCAGGTATAGCAACTACTGGACCAATACCTGGTATAACGTCCATAGCTAAGTTAAGTGATGAAGCATAACCAGGAAGTCTAACTCCTACTTGTCTGTCTTGACCAAACAATGCGTCTGATACAAGTTCATCAACCATAGGATAATAAAATACTTCTTCACCAGTAACTTCATCTTGTCCTAAAAATCCTTCGCCTTGTACTGGAGAGAATGGATTTTCATCACGTAATGCTTGTACTGTTACTTGACCACGTCTTAATACTTCTGGATTTTCTTTTAACAATCTTGCCCAGGTAGTCATAATTTCTGTATATGCTTCACCGAATGGAAATAATGCTCTAAGGTTATAAGTTATTTTTTTACGCTTTGATAAGTCATACAATAACTCTTGTGTCTCTGTTAATGCAATAGACTTAGCTATTTTATCAATTAACTCTGCGTCTCCAAACTTATCATTAAATCCTGCAAGTTCGTATGCTTTATCTAATGTATCTTGGAATGTATCTTTAGCGTCATCTAATTTAGATTGTATTTGATATATTTCTTCTTCTATATCAACAATTCTTGATTTAACATTATCTGGTAAGTCTTCTATGTCATAACTAAAACCGTATGTACCCATAATATCTTCTTCTAGTTTTGCTAATTTTTCTTGTGCTTCTACTTTGTCTGCTTCAAGTTTTCCTCTACGTGCAGCATAAGTATTTTGTAATTCTTCTATCTTGTCATCTAAATCTTCATGTAATATACCTGCTGCTTGATCGCTATCGTTTAATTCTTTTATTCTTCTCTTAAACATATCTTCATTGATTTCAGTTTCCATTTTTCTTAATTTTCTAGGATTTAAACCAATGTCTTCTTTAATACTTGCAAGTAAGTTTTGTGCTGGAAGATTAGCATTTAATGCACCAGCTACTTCTAATGATTTATCTCCAGATTTATATTTACCACCGTTTAACATAACTTTTCTCATTGATGGTGACATGTAAGGAAGTAAATCATATATTGCTCTCCAGTATGCTTGTCTAAATACTGGTGAACGTGAAGCATTATCTGTTCTCTGTCCCATCAAAGCGTCAAATGCACGTTCAATATAGTAATCCATTTTTCCAGTATTTTCTATATAATCTGGTGAACCTGCTGCTACAAACTCTGGTAACTTATCTAAAAACTTTCCATTCTCATCAAACAATATTTCATTGACTTCATCATATAAACTTTTGTTTGTGTATTCTCTTTTAACACCATTAGTAATACTTTCCAAATACATATCAAGTGTGTCATCACCAAACTTAGGATCTAAGTATTTTAATTTACCTGTAGTAAGAAGATTGAATAGATTGTTATCAATAGGTGTGTCATCAAACAAATAAGGTGTCTTTGTAAAATCTATTTCATCAATAACAGTTTTAGTAGCTAAATCATTTAGTATATCTACATCATCAGTAAATCTACCACCAGCAAATTGTTTAAGTCTTGCATAATAACTTTGTGCATATACATAACGACCACCAGGTGTTGACATCATTCTCTTATACGTAGAACCACCTTTATTAAACATTTCAATTATTTCTTTTGCTCTGTCACTTTCACCAGCAACAAATTCTTCTAATCGCATTTGTCTTCTTTTATCTGAATTAGCACCTCTAAACAAAAATTGAAATAAACTATCATTGTTCATAAAACCAATGTCGTTAATTAATCCTGTGGTATATAATTTCCATTTTTTTGTACCACCACGTTCTTTATCTACTAATGCTTCTGTTTTATTAGTAGTGTCATAGTATTGTGGATTTTGTTTGTTAGCACGCATTTTAGCTCTAGTTCTTTGACTTCTTCTACCACCACCATATAGATAATCATTATTGTGTACGCCATTTCTACGTGAACTTGCTTTAGCCCATTCATCTGCTTCCTTTAATGGATTACCAAGTATGTCATCAAATACAACATTCTTCTGTGTCCATCTTTTTATTTCAGAAGCGTCAGTTCCTTTTAACAATCCTAAAGATAAAATACTTAATGGTCTTGAAAAAATATTTTCATAGCCACGTGCATACATACGTACTTGTTCTTCTCCAACAACACGTAGTAACCATGCACCACGTAACAATACAAATGGTTTCCAGAAATCTCCGTAGTAACTATCTATAATTTTTGATACTGCACTTTGTTTCATATTTTTAGGCAAGTTATCAAAGATATTTCCAAATCCAGCTTTTTGTGCTTTAGCTCTAATAATTGACATAGAGTTCATAGCTTTAGATAATTGTGTAGGATCTGGTAACGGTATTGTTCTGTTAATAAATTGTGTAAGAGTATGTGGATCAGGTACTGAACCTACTTGACCATTAACAATAATATCCATTTTTGCTGCACCAGGATTAAGTGCTTCTTTACCTGTAACTGCATTAATAAAATATGCACGCATTTCTTCTGTAGAGTTTTCAAATAATTTTTTAAAGTCATCTGCGTCTTCTAATCTAACTCCATAATTTTCTACTAAATCATCAGCTACAACGCTAACCATATCTTTAGTTAGATTAAACATTTCAGTAGTATCGCCTTCTTTTAATCGTATAGCTCTGTTCATAATCTGTGATTTAGCTGTTGTGTCTATAGTTGTTTGATCCATAAACAATTTAATATTTCTAACAGCGTCACTAATTTGTGAACTATCTAAATATCTATAAGGTAATTCTTTTGCATACGTTCCAATTACTCTTGCTGCACGGTCAGGACTGTTCATTAATTTTTGTCTTAATACTTTTTTAGCACCAAAGATTGCACCATATCCAGCGTCAACACCACCAACTAATTTTTCAGTTGCTGAACCTAAAATACTTCCTAATGCACCAACAGTAGGTTTTATATCTCCTAACCCAACACCTCTAATACCTAACATTTCATTTAATAATTCTGCAACACCAACTATTTTTTCTTCAGGTGTTTTAGTAAAGTCTTGTGTAACGTCCATAAATGCTTTAATTGTATCTGGATCATATACATCAAATGTATCAATAAATTTATTAGGATCGTCAATAGTAGATAAATATTCTATTAATCTTCCACCACCTTTATCTCTACTAAGATAATCTGATACTCTTTCACCTTCTATAAACTTTAAGCCCCAACCTTTGTTATGTATTCCTAATGCTGCTTTTTGTACATCATTTAATTTTTCTGCTGGTAATGCTTGTAGCTTTTCAATAAGATAAGGACTAGCTTTTAATGTCTTAGAACCTTTAGTTAATGCTTTTACACCTAATGATAAGTAGTTAGCTGGATCTAAGAATAAAACTTTACCAGCGTCAATAACACCAGAGACCATATCAAATGTTCTAGTGTTAGGTTCTACAACTTGTAATGCTAAAGCTCTACCAAGTGATATAGGAACTGATGGACCACGATAACCATCTTTAGTTTTCGAAATAGTAAAGTTACCGCTTTCTTCTTGCATTCTTGCGTCTATCTCTGTGATAGGTGTACCTAAATAATCTTGTAAATATTTTTGTGCCTGGTTAGGATCAATGCCACCTTTAATCATTGTTTGATATTCATCATAAAATTTAGAGTTAGGATTTTGTGGATCAAACATATCTGATTGAGGAAGTATGCCGTCACCTAAATTAACTTTACGTCCAGCAGACATTTCATTAAATACTTGTTTAACTGTTGACTTACCAGATTGTTTATATGCTTCACTAAATGTTAATTGTTCTGCTTTGTCTCCAAAAGTAGAAGCAATAAATGAATTAATTGGTCTATCTACTAATGTTCTATATAAATCTTCAAACCCTAAAAATGTAAATCTAGTAGCAGCTTTTAGTGGATCAAGTACTTTATCTTTTATAGTTTTAGAATTGTATTCTGTAATAGTTCTTGATATATCTTTTAACAACTCACTCTCTGGTTTTACATTTAACATTGTCATTGCTGTAATAACATCTGGTGAGAAGTTAGGATATAATTTAGCTATTGTACTTGCTCTTGCAGCGTCTTCTACATTTACGTTTTTCTTTGCTTGTTCGTATTGTGAATAACGTTTAGCTATATCTTTGTATAAATTTTCTTCGGACTTTGGATTATCCCTAAAATAGACACCCACGTCACATTCCTTCTATATTTCTACTTCTTGCTCTCTGGGAAGCAAACTGTAATAAACCTAATAGTTCATTAGTTGGATTTGCTTCTGCCATTGCTCTGATTAATAATACGTCATCAGGTTCTAAAGTAATTTGTTCTTGTGGTCTTTGATAAGCGTTTAAATCTCCACCTTCAGGATCAGGTGCAAATATATCTGCTAACTCTGCTGGAACTCCACCTATTGGTCTAGGTGCAGCTTGTCCTGGTGCTGCTGCTACTGGTGTACGTTGTTGTTCACCTTCTATTATTCCGCCATCTCTAACTTGTTCTACAAGTTGTTGTTCTTCTCCATAAGTACCTGAAGCCATAGCTTGTACATCTTGTATAGATGGAACTGCACTATCTGTTCTTCTAGCTAATTTTCCTGGACCAGAAACTGCGGCAGGTCTTGCAGGTGCGGTACTTTTCTTTCCGCCCCTTCTGCCCATATCTCTACTACTACCATTCGCCATATTCTTCTCCTTCTGGTGGCGGACCAAACATTATGATTAATCCATTTGGAATATATTGAACAATCATACCTTGCGGAAATGCAGAGTATGTAGCTTCTTCATCTTCTTCAATATCTTCTATGTATTCTTGTGATCGTTGCCATACATCAAATAAAGAATTATTGCAGATGTCTGCAAATTTTCTATTGGTGTTTTCGTTTTCTATAAATCCCATTATCCCTGTGGTAATCCTTGTAATAGTAATGATCGAATGTCTGGTGCTGGACCTTGTGGTGCTGGTTGACCACCTCCCATCATTTGTTCTAACATAGCTGCTTCTGCTTCTGGAACTTCTGGTTCAGTAGCTGTATAAAACTTATCTAATACTTCTTGCATATTGCTTGGTGATTTATAAATTTGTACTAACGCCATAGTTGCTTTTGGATCGCCTTGACTTGCTTGTACCTTTAATGTTTCAAACAATGTACGTTCAGCTTCATCTTTTAATATTCTATCGTTAATCTTTTGTACATTTTCAAGACCGTCCATATTTTCTTGTAACGTTTCTTTATCTATAATTCCAGCTTGTAATAATTGAAGTCCAGAGACAATCTTAGTTGGTTCATCAAAACCTGCCATAACTCCATATACACGTCTTGTTCTGTACATTCCAGATATATCTCTTTCTGGATTATAAGTTTCAGCATAAGCTGTACCTTGAAAATATCCTGCTAATGGTTTTGTTTGCTTACCGTTAAGCACTTCGTCCATCTCTAAACGTTTCATATCCAATTCTTGTAATGCGTCTTTAAGTGCTAATTGATATTCTTTTACGTTGAGATCGACTGATGATAGTAATTCTTGCAGTCCTCTACCAGTAACGAAACTATTGGGAGATATTGCGTCATCTGATACTGGATAGCTAGAACCAACTCTTAACTGTCTTTCAATTCTATCTATTTGCTGAAACAACTGATACGGTACATTGTTAGGTGGTTTTGTAACTGATGAACCTGGAGTAAAATAGTTTACTGCAAATCTACCACGTTTATAATTTCCACTTTCTAATTCACCAATAATGTTGGTTTCAGTAAATACACTGTCTTCCATAGCAATGATTGACAATACGTTAATCTTTGCCATAGCTGCCATTAAACCTAATACATGGTCATATTGTCCTTGCAATCTATCAAAGCTAAATCTTTTAGCTATAACAAATCTTGGACCAGACTTTAATGGATTAGGAATAAAATCTAAAATTTGTTTTTGGTCTGGTAAGAAAATGTATGTACCTTCTTCATCATAAAACTCTACAAGTTCTGTTCCGTCTGCTAAATGGTTATCCCAACTTCTTTGATAAGCGTCAGTATATTTAAACTTAGAATATCCTGATGGGAATTGACCACTTGGATCAACAACAACTTGTGCTTGTGGATACATAGATTTTATTACCGCATTAGGAACTAATCTAACTAATGCCATTTCTTTTGGTTCTTGGTCTGCACCATAGTAACCTGGATAACAATCATAAGGATCACGCAATTCTGCATGCGGATACATAACTCCGTCTGGACCTTTTTTCTGTCTAATTACCCATACAGCAAAACCATAACCAGGTAACCACCTAGCTGCTTGTGGTAATTGCTTTTCCATTTTTGAATTTAGATCAAAGCTATTTACTATTCTCTCTAGTTTTTGTGCTTTACTTTTAGCACGTTCACTATCTCTATTGTCATAAGGATCAACTTTAATGTCAGGCATTCTTCCTAGCTTTTGTGCTAAGTGTTCTAATCCAGAATGTATAAGATTAGGTACTGGTAAGTCAGCGTCATAGTTTTTAGCGTTCTCACCAAGCAATGCAGCAATACCTGCTGAACCGCCATTTAAAATATTTCTTACTCTATCTCTATATTCGTAGTGACCACTATGTTCGGTCATTCCTTTTAAGTCGTCTACTTTTACTAAAAGCTCGTCTGGACTATAAACCATTACCAAGGCACCTCATTGTAATCTGTACTTTTAAAGTCTGCATAACTAGGAGTATAGTCGTTTTGAGTGTACGCCAACATCATTTTTACGTTGGTGCGTATACGCTTCATAGGAAACCAACTTGCCATTACTAAGTCAGTTTTTGTCTTAACGTTGCGACTATTGCTAGCACCTGCTTGACTAAAGTATAGCAGTTGTTGTCTAAATATACCTACTTTATTCTTAGTCTTTGCGTCTGACCAAGGTAAATTTATTTTCTCTGTTTCATACTGTCCAACCATGCTAGTAACACCAAATGTTGGATCCCATTTGTTTTTATAGGTTTGATGTCCTTCAATACGTACACCATGATTAGCTGCCCAATTTCTAATATCTTTATCTTGACCTATAGCTCTTTGAAATCCATTTTCTTCAATTACCCAATGACTTAACCAATACTTGTCATACCATTCTTGCATTAATTTTAATGCTTTACCGATACCACCACCTTGATCATTTTTTAAATCTACTAACCAGACTTGTTGTGTTTTTACATTATATGCCCAAAGCACTGCTGCTTGGTATCCAGTACTTGCTGGATCTAAACCTGCAATCAATGTAGTATGCGGTGGCACGTCACCTAGCTTACGTGATTTGTCTAAACATTTATCAACCATCTCTGCTGTAAATAATGACATGCCGTCTGGTATTGCTTTATTAAGATATACCATTTCAAAGATAGCTCTACCACCAGTAGTTTCAGCAGCATGTAATTGTTCTAATAACCACTTATGCGAACGTTTGTTCGACCACAACAAATGTGGCGTATGGTCTAATGTCTCATCTTCTAAAGGTATTTCTAAATCGTGCGCACGTTCTACAATGCTTTCCCATGCCTGGTTTTCTAAGAGATGATGGTAAAGATCGTCTGGGTGCTGTCTTGATCCAATGACGACCATTCCAGTATGTTCCTCTTTTCTTGACTGTAGTGTTGTCGTCCACCAGTTCCTGGTGCTTTCTCTAGCACTTGGTTGCACAGTACTTCCATGATCTTCAATGTCGTCTGCGATAATAAGGTCTGCGTCTCTGGAAAGGATCTTACCTCCTTTTCCAATTGCGACAAGAGTTGGCGACTTAATACCAGAGACTGTTCTAGTTGCAACAGTAAATTGACTGGACGACCAGCTTTTTCCACTGCGATTTGTAGGTCTAAATCCGTCCCAATCTCCATAATCTTGAATAAGTCCTTCGTTGTTTTCTAAATGGTCTAGTACCGAACCTACAGCATTCTTTGCAATATCTTCGTTACCACCAACCCACATTACACGAATGTTAGGATTTTTACATATCATATACACACAAAAGTGAGTTAGCAAATCCGTCTTACCATGTCGTGGCGGAGACAAGATCATCAACCTTTTTCCGTGCAGTATGCTTTCTATTATAGCTTCAATCCACTTTTTTTGAAACTCTGGTGTCTCATATTTTTTACCTTGCTCTGTTAAAAAATAATCATCTCTAAATTTTATAAAATCTTCTACAGATATGTTATACGTTACAAAGCTATCGTCATCTTTATCACGCTGCTTCTTTTCAAACTCTGCCTGCTTTGTGATGTCTTCAACATACGCTGCCATAGCTCTGGACACTGTTGCCTGACTGCAATTCAAAATGTCTGCAATCTCCTTCTTTGTTTTCTTACCTTCTAGAATGTCGTTAAAAAAATTTTTTTTCTTCATTACTGCGTAATAATCACCTCTACGCTTCTGTATCTGTGGATCAATCTCTTTAATGACCTGTATGTCACTGGTAGACTTCCTGGCTCTGTATGCTCTTTTCTTTACTCTGTTGCCACATTTCTCACTACAGTATTTCTTCCTACCTTCTGGTAAGGGGACAACACAGTCAGAAGCTGTGCAGATTGTGATTTTTTCTTTACTTGACATATCTATATGCTATAGTGTAGCATAGATTAATAAATCGGAACAAACATTATGGACTTCCTGCCTATAACAGGTCCATAAGATAAAGTCGTAATACATGTTGGCATAGCAGGTCCGCATAAGTCGTCCGCAAAGGGACATTCCTCACATGTTATTTATTACGGAGAGAGAACGCTTATATTGTTACTACACTTAATAAACTGGTTTGGGTTGGGAGTGACACAGGGATCGCTACGTCTACAATCCGACATTTAAAGATTACAATAATAAACACAACATATTGTATGTTTTTATTGTAAATACCACATATAGTACCTACTACATATAGTATACTGTCTACTGGGGGTGATGTAGATAGCAGTAAGATGTTTGTTCCAATATCACTACTTACTCAACCTGGGTGCAACTCCCAGCACCTCCACTGATCTGAAATTACCAAGTAAACATTGACGTATTCATATATATTTTCACGCCTGCTCGATTGACATTGGGGGGTTATTAATAATCGTGTGTAGGTTGTGGGGTTGTGTGCGTAGGGTTTGCTCGGTTCTGTCTTAGGTGTGCGTATGTCTGCTGGCTTACTCGCTCACCGTCCCAGCAAGCATATATATTTTTCTGAAATCGAACTAGATACCAGGACCAAAAGAAAACCAGGACCGAAGTCCTGGCTCTCTCCGTGCATATACGTTGGGGCTACGTATAAATTAATTGGCTTTTAACTTTTCCATATTCAAACTCTACTTTCATAAATGGTTGAGTTCTGGACACATCTCTATACGCAGTTATATCACCTTTAAACTGTTGCAGTCTTCCAGCTGGTTTATGAATATAATAATCTTTCAAATAGAAAAATAGCTCTTGGTCATTTTCAAAACTTACTGGTCCTTGTACTGCATAAAATCTGTTATCAATACCTTTTCCAATAGTTTGAATATTCAAATATGCTTCATTCATTTTATTATCTCCTAACTTCATAATTTAATTATACATTGTTGTGGAGTTTATTCAACTTATGTATTACTTGGTATATGTGTTGATTTGGTTCTTGCTCTACATGTAAATCTAAGTCACTATCAAGCATTAAATAGTTATTACTCTCTGTGCCGTATTCTTCAATGTAGTGTTCTCTCTCATCATCTTCTACATAATCCAGCAGTTTTATTGTTAAGTCATGGAGATCTAATTCATCTCGCTCGGTTTTCATAACTAATAATTCCACTAGCTCGTTTCTTCTGGTCACTTGCTCATAAATAAAGTATTGACATAATGCTATAACAAACATATAAGCAAATACTCCGTAAATAAATACTTCCATTATTTCTTTGTCTCCTTTTTCATTTTCTCTTTTAAATGTATATAATATCTTCTTACCTCTCTACCTATCATTTTATTCTTCTCCGTGTCTCTCTCTGTTGCAAGAAATACATCTGTATTCGTTCCAGTATGTTAGTTCAAAATTACACGCGTGCATTATTTATTTATCTCCTTTTCTACTTCTCCCTTTAATACTTCTAACGCTCTTAGATAACCAACTTCAAAAGATACTCCAACATCTTCACCGTCCCAATTCATAACGTCATTAATTAAATTGTCAACCTGCTGGATAGTATTGTCATAGTATTCAATATATTCAGAAATTGTTTCACGTGTCGCTTCTATATCTTCCTTAATTAGTTTTAGTAATGCTTCCATTACTCATCTCCTTCTATTATTTCTTCTTCTAGTACTTTGTCAACGTCATAACCTATCCCGTTAATATCAAATACTACGTCCCACTGGTCCCCTAGATACCATTCAGCACAACCGTTGAACCACTCCCAAACATATTTGTCTAGTGTGTTGTCGTCTTGTTCTTCTATCCAGTCCATGAATTTGGAATAGTTTAATCTATCACCAGCTGGCGTAGCAAAGAACGTTGTATTATCCCAGTCTTTTTTAATGCAATCTTCAGAGCAAAAATATTCACTGCCCGAACCCTCAGCAAGTATTCCTTTACTCATTCCTTTATTGCATACGTCACATTTACGGAAGTAATATTTTTTCATTAGTCTCTACTCCATACAAAATAACGGCTTTGGTTAAAGTTTTTTTCGTCCTTATATCCTAAGTCTATTTCAACGCACCAAAACCATGTATCCAAAATATATTCTTTTAGACTATCCCAACTTATCCAATGAGCAAAAAAATTATCTTCTATTTCATAGAACCCGTGAGCTTCCTTTACAAATTCTTCTGCATAATCTTCAGCGTCACTTAACCAATTAAATACTTGAACGTTGTCTTTGAATTCTGTCCAGCTAGAACTCTCACGGTCTAAATATTGTATATGATTTATTTGTAAGTATGCGTTTATGTAATCTGTATCTTCTACATCATTAAGTAGCTCAACAAGTTTGAATATTTCTATTCCGTGTGCAAACTCATCAACTTTGATATTCTCATAATCTGCAATCATGTATTCATCACCATTACACAAGTAAGGAACTTTTGCTTTGGTGTGAATAGTTTGAACGTTTAATGAATTATAAATTTCATCTAGCGTTGTATTTTTTGTAAATGATTTCCAGTAGAACGTTAGCTTACCCATGTTATAGCAAGCTAAACATTGTATTGCTACATTGATACTGTCTTTATTTGTTTTTGTTTCCAATTTATCTCCTTAACTAACTTAATTAATTATTCCATATCTTGATTATAAAGTCAAGAAATAAAAAAAGAACCAGGAGAATTGGAACTCCTGGCTCTTTTCGGTGCGTTAGTTAGGTTATAAATATTCGTATGTATTCATGCAATCATCACATAAAACGTTTAATAATCTTTGGTTATCTGTTATTAATTGCTCTGTGTTGGTCTTTACTCTCTCAATATTTGCATAAAGTTTAACTAATTCATCTATTAGTACGGCTTTGAATTGTGTTAGTTCTTCTCTTGCGTTGTTATCTTCGCACGACTTAACTATAGTGTCCAGCTTTGACTGGATCTTGTGTACTAATAACTTAAATTGTTCTTCCGTCATCTTAACTCCTGGTATTTAGTAGTACATAACAACTATGACATAGTGGTATATGGTCTATGACGTGAAAGTTATGATTACAATTTGTACATTTAATCATCTTGCGTCCCAGTTTATAGATGTAGCTTTGTGTAGTAAATGATTACTATCTCTGCTTATATTATCTTTACATGTATTACATACGGTTAAGTATCTATTACTATCAATATTATTTTCTGCGACATCATCTCTATGTATATGACATACATCACAAAAAATTAACGTGTACATTATTGTCATGTTCTACTCCTTAACTCTTTTAATTTATTTAACAATATATTATTTATTTCGTCAAGTCTTTCGTTCTCTTTATTTGCTAGTACTAATTCTTGCTTACGTTTATATTGAATAGCTTTACTAACTTCTCTATTCTTTACGTCTGCAAAATAGTATCCAACAAATAGTCCTATTAACACGACTATTACTAGCGTCATTATTTTCCTATCCATGAATAGCTAACTTTATCTTGTGCTATAGCTTTCATTATTTGCTTATGTACTAATTTGTTTATTTTATCTTCACGTAGTCCATTAGGTATTTCTACTTTAAAGATGTCCATAAAGATAGTTAGTTCTACTTTATCCATTATTCTTCTTCCTTTAATTTATCTTCGTGTTTAAATGTAGTTTTATTAGTTGTATCAACTACATCTATCCATGCTATGTACCCACCTAAAGAATTGCTTACTGTTTTAAGTAGCTCTTGATAAGTGTTTAAGCCAGGATTATTATCATCTTTTGTATAAGCATGTATTACTAACTTAGCCATTATTCTTCTTCCTCTAAATGATCTAACCAATCGCTTGGTTGCATACTTAATACATATTCTTCTGCATCTTTATAATCTCTTGCGTGAAAAGATACAAATACTGTATAAATCGGCATGTCTTCCATTATCTTCTCTCCCTTATTTCTTGTCTAAACATTTTTAGTACTGTCTGTTTTGGATAACCTATATAAATTCTTTTAAATGAATAGTAATCATCTAAGTCTGTGCATATATAGTGTCCATTAACTAGATCTTTCTCTAGTAATATATTGAATTGGTTTGAGTATAGATACTCTCGTCTAGTCTCGTGATACCAGCTCATTAGTTATCTCCTTTTGTATTCCATGTTCTTATACTAAATATCTGTACCTTTAACGGATTAGATATTTCCTTTAAGTATTTTTCTGCTAGTTCTTCTGCATGGTCTATGCTATCTGCTTTGAATACTTTTTCTCCAGTAAATATAACTTTGTAATCAAACATTAGTTATCTCCTTCTATTTTGTATTCTCTGTATTTACTTTTATCTTCGCTGCGATAATAGTTTTCATTGATAGGCATTAACCATACTTTTTTCCAGGTGACATGGTCATCACTCCATGCGACTTTATCCATGTATAGTGCATGTCCATACTTACCGTCATAACCACTAAGATCTACAACATGATTGTCTTTATTAAGAGTAAATAACTTCATGGAGTTAGCTATGTAGTTATGGTTGTATAGTTTATGACGTATTGAATTATTATTTCCTGGTAAATGTGCGTTCTTACTATCACTAAGAAATTCTTTATAGATACTATATAACATATCTTTATTACGTTCATATCCTTTAACACTTTCACTGTAGCTATTATTAACTGTCAATCTCATGTTATCTACTACGGTAAAGTTTTTAACTTCTTCAATAATTAAATTGCCCATAAAATTTAACACGGTATTTTTATCTGCCGTAGCTTTAGTGTAGGTCTTTAGATAGTTATTAACTAACTCATTAAATCTATAGAGATCAACACTAAATACTAATGGAGTAATAGGTTGTTCTTCTTTAACTGCTATTAACTTTGGATCTTCTACAAACATAATTGTTTTGCGTTCGCTTTGTGTAGCAAATCTAACTAAAGAAAATACATAACTATCTGTAGCAAACACGTCAAAATATTCTTCATATACAATAAAAGTTATGACGTTTAATTTAGATATGTTTGTTTTTGACGTAGTCTTTTTACCAAAAGTACCTATTTGTTTTAAGACTTTGACATCATTATAGTCCAGTGTGACCTGGTATATTGCATTCATTGTTCTCCTTAACTTAACTTAAAGAGATTAAATCACATGTGAATTACTTTGTCAAGTATTTAATATTTTTCCATTTATCTACGGAGACAATTTGTTTTCTATTGTCATCACTCTCACAAGCTAGTCGGTCTATATGTTGTTTTAATTTATGGTTGCATACTAAACATGGTTCATGTCTGTTATATTCATAATCAACTATGCTCATCAAGTGTGCTATGTCTAGTGCTAGCTTGCGTCCAGCTTGATCTATTTGTTTATCTATTTTTTTGATCCTGGTAATTCCTTCCAAAATGGATCACTGTAAAAATCATTATCAATTTTTCCATCAACAATATCTATAAATGTATCCAGTGTTAGACATACTATTATCGGTACTCCGTCTGGTTGTCTTTTATGTTTTCCAGTTTGAACTAATCGTTTCCAAACCAGTGCTGTCAAGCTCGACTTTGACTTCGATATAGACTTAGCTAATTCACGTGTGACATTTAATGATTGTCTTGCCTTACACTCAACGTAAAAGTCTAGTCCATTCCATTTAAACTTTACGTCACCTTTATCTTTACTTCCACCTTCTGCAATACGCTCACCGTTAAGCATGCGTGCTACATAAGTTTCAAGTTTCGTTCCCTGTTGTTTTTGCTTGCTCATCTTTTAAAAATAACTTCCGTTCTTTTAATGCCTTTGGCGAATTAAGAATGTCTGCTACTCCAGATAGATACAAGATCATCTCTGCTCTATACATTCTTCCGTAATCTAATTGCACACCACGTTGTGTGTAGCTATAAGAAAACAAATCGTTCGTATCATGCACGACTTTGACTTCGCCTGGACCTTTAAGTGTGACGATACCTATTGTTACACCACCATAATGCGGACAAGATTTCATTGGAAAGTCTGGTTCATATTCTGCTAGTTGTTTCATCAAACTGCTATCTTCGCATGTACCGTTAGGAAAGAATGGTATAATGTTATCTTCTTCTATCTCTCTTGCGTCAGTAATAGCTTCTAATAAATCATTGCAATCTTTAAACAAGTCCCATACATTCTTAGCACCTTGTGATTTCAATATAGTATCCATACTCTTACTATATATCCTTTCCCAAAGTTTGTCCATTATATATATTTATATATTTGTGCAAGTTCTTCTATTGGAATAAGGATACCTTTAGATTGATTACCGTCACCACCTATGACATCACGGTCAGTGTTGTAATATTTACGTGCAAGTTTTTTAAGTAAGAACACTGGTGTTATGTATGAGATAACTATCTTCTCATCTTTAACCATTACGAATGCCCAGTAGTCTGCTTCTGTTGTTGCAATACCACTAGGTTTTCCTCTATAAGAATACTCCAGGAAATGATTGCCAGTTTTCTCCCAAATATATCGTTCTGATTTAACTTCTATTTTTCTTCCAGAAAAAAACTCACGCAGTTGTTCTTCTATTTCTTCGCCGTGTCCAAGCTGTATATCAAACTTCTTGTTATACAAGATCTTCTATCATGTGTGCAATACAACCAACACACTTACCGTCATGTGTAAATGTAGTCTCTCTATCTACACCACATTCAATACAGTTATCTATCCACCTTAGATCTTTCACTTGTACTCCTTATATAAAAATACTGGTGCATGTGGTACACCTAAACCTTCTATGTTGTAACCGTAATGATCCCATGCGTCCATTTCTTCCATGTTGTCATGCTTCATCAATGCGTCAATGATTAGCTGTACATCATAGACTGCTCTAGCTTCTATACCAAAACTGGTTACATATCCAACGTATGCTTCATTAAATTGCTCACGTGGTTCAAGTATTACTGCTTCAGGATTTAATTCAGCTAACTCTTTTATTGTATTTGGATATAATGCTGTGTGATAATTATTAGAATGGTGCTTCGTCATCAGAAATGTCATTCATATCTCTAGCAACAACTGGAACAGTAGGCATATACCATTGTTCAGGTGCTTTCTTATCTGCTGCAAAACTATCTATATACCATATTCTACAATCTTTAGTCTTGCATTTATAATCAGGATAAGTATCTTTGACTTTACCATTAGCTTTGTCTGCTCTGTTATCCCAGACTTCATTACCACAAGTCATACACTTAGGCACGACTGTGACTTCAGTCTCCATAACATTAGCAATACGTTGCTCTAATGGTAATGCGTTAGCTTCTGCTTCCAATTTCTTAGCTTCTTCTATTTTCTTTTGAATAGAAGGTGAAGGAGTGTAGCTATTGCTATTGCTAGTTTCAGTTACACTCTTGGTCTCTTGCTTCACCTCTTGTTCTGCTCGTGAAACCTTTTGCATTTCTTCTTGACTTGGTCTTTTCTTAGCTTGATATTTCCAATTAGCTAATGCTCTACCTATAGCTGATGTCTCACAGTTCTCAATCCAAGCAACCATGTTTGCACCTTTACCTTGTTGATCTTGTGCTATACCAGTAGCAATAGGATAAGCGTCATCTTTATCAGCATAAACCATAGCTTTAATAACTATTGATTGGTGATCTTCTGATACAGAAATTTCTTCTGTCCATATTCTTCCGTTTGGATTATCTTTCCAAAACTTTTTAATTCTATCTTCTACTAAATCGTAATCGTTCAGATTAAAATTCATTTGTTGTCCTCCTCATTGACATCTTGTACTTTATCTATATGGTATTCTACCCATACTTTTGTTTTTTTTCCAACTTTATATTGTAAAAGTAAATCATTTATGCTTTGTTCCATGTGATTAAATATTAAATCAAACATTTCTTCTGCTTCTTTAAGACTATCAGCAGTAATAATAAAGTCACGTGTACTCATATCAGTAAACATCACTCTATATTCTTGGTCATGCACACTTGGTTTACTCATTCTTCTTCTCTTTTCTTGTGTTCTTCTAACGCTTCGATCATCTTAACGTTATAGTCTGAAACAAATTGTTGAGTAAGTTGTGTTACTTTTTCAGGATCAGGTTTAGTCATGTGCATAGTTAATTCTGCACGCATGCCACCACAAGCGTTAGCCATAGCTACCGCCCACTTCTTCATCTCCTTTTTATCTTCAAATAAATTCAAACTCTAGTCACCTGCTCTTTCTTCACGTACAAATACATAATGTATTATGTTGTTATAGTTTTCTATTGATTGTACATGAAGATTATGCTTTAGCAAGTAATCAGTTAATTGTTTTATTGTGTCAATGTACATTACTACACCGTTGTTGACAACAACAAAACCACGACCACTTGTAGCAACAAGCGATTTGAGTTCTGGTATTAGAACATCATTCATATTTAATATCTCCCACTAATAAGCATAACACAATATCTATAGGTTTGTGAAATTAAATAAAAAAACACCAGACCGAAGTTAATTGATCTGGTGCCAAGGACAGAGTAAAGGAGGAAACCTCTGTCAATGAAATGACTTGACAATAATTATAACATACTGTAATATGGTTAAATAAGATAACATCAAAAATGTTGTCTCCTTAACTTAGACAAACAAAGCGGTCTTGCCCAGACCGCTTTTGTCTTTAAAGGATCTTTAGATTATCCCAACCTTTAGCATTAACTGTAAACGTTAACACTCCAGGGTGAGACCACATACCGCTACGTGCAGTAAAGTCTATTGATTTATCTAATGATGGAGATTGAAACCAAGTACGATCTCCTTGTTGTTTACTTCTGAAATGATGATAGTGACCAGTAATTAAGATCTGACATTCACCTGCTGGTAGAAAACCATACATCTGTCCCTTCCACCAACTCTCTATCTTTGCTTCTGCGTTGCCACTGCCACTACTCATGTGACCATGTGTCCAACCACAAGTAATACCTTTGATGTCCATGACTTGATGAAATCCATCAGGTACTTCTACTTTTACTTTGCCGTAACGTTCTGGATTAGCATTCATAATTTCTTCACAGATTTGTAGGTGCATAGTATCAGAGTTATCTAATCTACTGGTTAAGACTTGACCTTTACCAGCACGTGTAGTTTCACCGTGATTACCTGGTGCGCCAGCTAGTACTAACTTATCTGCTAGTGGTAAGAATGTATCTATTGTTTTCATTATCATTGACCTAGCTAATGCGTATTGCTCAATAAGTGTGAGTTCGACATTGAACGGCATTGACGAGTAATATGATTGTGAACAATTTTCTGTGAGGTCACCTAATCCTATCATGTATATCTCATCTATCTCTACACCTATCTTGCGTAGTTCTTTGATACGATTAACTGCGTCTTGTAATGCTACATCATATCTTTTGATAGTGTTTTCTACACCGTAATCTTTTTTACCTAGCTGCCAGTCTGCCATGAAGAATAAGAATGCAGTATCACCACCGTGTGTTTTAGTTTTTACTGGTGGTTTTCTTTTAGCTTGCTTAAATAATTCTTTAAAATATTTATCGTGACCACGAGACTTCTTCTTAACAAGTCCTTTAAATGCGTAAAAGGTTTCAGTCCTACCACCTTTAAGCTGTACTTCCCAGCTAGATGAACGTACTGTACCTTCTATTTCATAATGTTCAGGATCATACCCCCAACCACGCAGAATTTCATCAAACTTATTATGGTAGTTTGGATCAGTTCCAACGTGTGTCAGTTCACCTTGACCATTCTGTTCGTTAATCTCAATTCCAGGTTGCCACCCAGACTTATAGAAATTATTACCCCATTCGTCTTTAGTTTTCTTAGGCATGATACCTCCTTATAGCCCTGTTAGGACCAGTATATTAGCTTATTTTTTTCTTTGCGAATGTTTTAATTACAGATAATGCAGCACCACCGCCAGCTATTGCTGCGATTTGTAGTGCGCTAGCTTCAAGTCCTGCCATGGGACTGATAACTAATGCAGATAGGAACGCTTCAACAAAGGTCCAAGCTGCACGCTCTAACATATCTTTAAGTTCTTCACTCATTGTATGATCCTTCCTAGTTTTAATTTGTTTTCTATGTTTTCTAGTTTAGCAATAATGGTATCAAGTTTTTTATGAAAGGCATTAGGTATAATCATATCAGGTGGACTGTCATTACTAATTGTATTTGTAACTAAACCTTCTAGTATGTGTTGTCGCCAACTATCTCCTGGACAATCAGTTTGTTTAAATGATGAGTGAGGTCTTAGTTCTCCACCGACTTGTTCGTAGATCCACTTAACACTTTCAATAGCTTTAGCTGATGGTTTGTCGGTAGGATTGATACCACCCAACCAACACACAGCAACATAATGCTTGTTATTAAAGTTAATTTCTTCCCTACTATTGCCACCTTGTGCAGCACTTCTGTTTCCCCAACCTCTGCCTTCATAAATTTGTCCTGTATCTCCTACTAAAAAATTATACGCTATGTCGTTCCAACCTCTATCAACTTGATGTAACTCTTGTATCTTCTTAACTTGGTCTATCTCTGCTTGATTACCTACAGCAGTAGGATAAGCAGACCAGTGTACCACTAAACCTTTAACTTCTCCTAGCTTACTAAACTTTGTCTTGTTAGGTTTAGCACCCCACATATTCCTAGTTATCACATTCACAGTTTATATCTCCATACTCACAGTTACATATTCTTACGAATGAACCGTCATCTGCTACACATATTTTACACATCTTCTTCCTTATTATAGTCAAGACATTCTTTATTTATGCAAGATAATTTATTAATAGTTACATTAACTTTAAGTGGTTGTCCGCACTTGGGACATGGTACTTTCAAAATCTATTGTTTGCTTGCCCACATGTTGTCAACTAGGTTAGGATACTTGCGTCCAGCTTTTCTTGCTCTAGCTTTTGCTTTAGCTTTTTGTGAAGAAGATAGCTTCTTAGATTTACCTAGTGACTTAGGTCTTTTTTTATTCCATACTTTTTTTTGTGTTGCCATGATCTACCACTTATGTTTACAAGCCCAGTATCCTGCACTGAACTTATCTGTCTTAGCTGAACAATTATGTCTTGCATGAAATGCTCTATTTCTTGCTGTGCCTTTAGGACTACCCTTCTTACCTTTCTGTCCAAAGCGTACAAGTTTAACCTTGTCGCCTTTCTTAGCAAGGACGGCATGTGATTTAGAAGCATTTGGTGTAGCTTTAGGTTTGTTGTAACCGCTAAAGCGTTCACCTCTGTAAGTAACAGACATAATTACTTCTTTTTCTTTTTACCTTTTTTCATTTTCTTGTATCCTTTAGGATACCCAACGCCTTTTGGCATAATACTTCCTAACTGTTTATCTTATTATAGCAGATGTTATCCACAATGTTGCCATTAAATACCTAATGCAAAAGCACCTACTATTGATATGACTGTACCAATAAGTAAAAGTGTTTTGTAAAATTCTGATTTGTCTATTTTTGCATTGACCTTTTCATGTAGTACATCAATGCGTTGATTAATAGATTTAAGTTCTTGTTTCAATTCTGCCTGCCCTTCCTTGATCAATTCAAGGTATTGTTTTGTAGTAAAGCCGTTGCCGTTTTGATCAGACATTATGGTAGATCATCTTCATGTACTGAGAAATAATCCCAATCTTCTTTATATACAGAACGATTAGATAGGTCCCAGTCACTTATTCTTTTAATAAGCAAACCAATTTCTTTTAAAAAATAACCAAGGATAAATCCTACTAAGTAATCCATAAATTAGATTGTAACAGATTAAGTTATCTTGATAAGTTTAAATAAGCAGTTAAAAGTTTTCTATATTCTTTTTTTGCAAGTGATTGTATGCGTCCATCATAAATATCATGGTGTTGTTTGCACAGCATAGCAACATTATTTATGTCGTACTTAGTATCTTTATTTCTACCGCCCATACCAATACCAACGAGATGTGCCATCTCTAATCGTATGTGTGTATTGTCGCAGTCTGCCCATTCGCATTTATAGTTAGCACGCTCTAAGGCGTGTTCACGCATATCTTGTAACTGTGTCAATTACTTATGAAGGTTTTGGATTATTAGCTTTGACTGTATCAACATGCTCTTTCCATAACTCTGTACCGTTTACTTTATCCCAGTACATCATATCAAGTTGGTCTTGGACCGAACCGTATGCTTCTTGCCTAGCTTGAATATAACCAAATTGTTGGTCATTCCATTTGCTATTAGCAAGATCAGTTATGGATTGTGCATAGTCAGCGTCACTAAATTCCAAACGTTCATTATTTACTTGTTTGAACAGCGGCTTCGCAGCTTCAATCTCTGCTGTAGCTTCTGTAGTTAGTTCTTCTAATGTTGCCATAATATCTCCTATATTACCATATATTTTTTATACTTACTTCTTTAAACCATATAAAGTAAATGTTCCACTAGCTATATTTCCACTTGAAAAAAAATATTGTATTCCATTTACTGAACTAGCACTTGTAAAAACACCACCACCAGCACTTCCTTCTAGATTTCCATTATGTTCTAAAAAACTATCCTCTATAGTAATGAAAGTGTATTCCCCACTATTATTAGCATTAAAAATGTAATTAATACCATTTGTTTGTTCCCCTGTTCCTGTTCCTGTTGTATCTTGATTAATAAGATAACTTGTTTGATTTGTGCTAGATGAATTATAAAAGGAAGTTGTTGACCTTAATAATTTTGCTGCATAATCATAATTTGCAGTTGTATTTGGTGTACTACTTTCTGTTACTCTACCCCTTAAAGCAACAACATCAGTATCTGGTGTTACATTATTATACTTAACCATATAGACATCATAAGTGCTATCAATACCTGTTAAAGTTACACTTGCTACTGCTGATGTAACTATTTCTTCATCTATTTTTATTAAGCTACCTGCCATTATTTAACTCCATATACATTAACTGTTATATTGTCATAATTATATGGGCTAGTTATATTAATACCTGTTATTTGTTCTGCTATGTGATGAACACCAATACCTTTAAAACCTAACATACCACTACCACTATTAAAACCACTAGATTGATGTGTCATAAATGTATAGCTTGAACTATCATAAGGATTAAATATATAAACTCCTAAACCAACACCATCACTTGCATTAGCACTTTGCCAACTTGAATAAAACCAAGATGTTGCAGTAGTGCTTCTAAGTTCAGAAAAAGTTGTATAACTTGCCATTTGTAATTGTGCATAATCATAATTTGCACCACTATCAACACCACTAGAATTAATAACTCTTATATTGTTATAATAAGCAGTTGCAATATCAATCTTTGTAGCAGAAATGTAATACACATCATACTTATCACTAAAGCAATCTGTTACTGATAATGAACTAACAGAAGTTCCACTAGCTGATTTAATGAATTGAAGATTAGTAGCCATTAGGAGTACCTTATTCCATATAGAGAAAATTGACCTGTAAAACTTGAAGTGCTATCTGACTTTAATCTAATTGCATTTACTACATTTGCACTTGGATAAACTGCACTTCCAAAAATCATTTGGTAATTTGGTCCTGTGCTATACCAAGCTGAACTTTGAAAAGTAGTAAAAGAATATTTTGTGCTATCCCCTAAATTATAAAAATATGAATATGCTTGTGCAGTTTGGTTACTCAATGGGCTAATACTTGCTGTCCAATATCCTAAAAAACTTGCTGATGTACTTTTAGTTTCCCCAAAACTTCCTGCACCTGTACCATATTGTTGAGCATATTGATAACCACTTGAAACAAAAGTGCTACCACCATCAGTTGAAAATTGCTTTACCATATGTCTGCCTGTTGTATTTGAAGTAACATCATTTGCAGTAATAAAATGTACATTATAAATATTTTCTTTTATATCTGTAAAATCTATATTTGCAGTCATAACAGTAATATCTTTAGTTTCAATTAATTCTAATTGTCCAAAAGTAGTCCATTGATTATTTGCTATAAGGTTATTAATATCATTTGGATCAAACACACCTGTATTATTACCAAAACTTTGTGTTGGCTCTGCACCTTTATATCCATATTTCAAATCATCTGCCATTGTTATACCACCTTATATAAAGTAAATGTTCCACTATCTATATTTCCTGTTGAAGGAAAAAAATAAACTCCATTATGTGCCTCTGCTACTGTATAAACTGTTCCACCCTGATAACCTCTACCCTCACTAAAACCATAAGTAACACTTTCTATTGTAATAAAACTATATTCACTTGAATTGTTAAAGTTATATAAATAAAAAATTCCATTACCACCATTTAAAGCATTATCAATATTTCCTGTTCCTCTGGTAGAAGTTTGATTAGTATTGTAATCATTTATAAAAGCTGCACTTGCTCTTAAAAATTTATCTGCCCAATCATAATTAGCAGTTGTTTGTGGTGTTGGTGTTCCTGCTACATCTTTAGTAACTCTAATTCTTATTTCATCACTACCACTACTTGGACTAGCACCAACAATAGTAACCATATAAACATCATCACTATCTATGCCTGTTAAGGTAACACTAGCAGTTGGACTACTAACTGTATTTGTTGCTACTTGTACTAATTTACCCATTATCTACCCTTAGTCCATAAGTTCTTATAAAGCCACCACCAAAAGTATTTAGTGCAGTACTTTCATATAATTGAATACCTTTAATTTGTGTTGCAACTAAATGAACACCAATAGTTTTTCCTGCATACATATCAGTTGAAGTTTGTCCATTAGCTTGTGAAATTAAAAAAGTATAACTTGAACTATTATTAGGATTAAAAATATACATACTTGCATTTGCATTACCCTCGCCAAGTTGGTCTGCATATAAGTTAAAAAATATAAAATCTCTTGTTGTAAATCTATTTTCAGCAAAAGCACTTCCACTAGGCATATTTAAGTTTGCATAAGAATATTCACTTGCAGTAATAACACTTCCACTAGCATTAATTAATCTCAATCCCTCAATACCATTAGATACATTTGTGCTTTGATAAATACCTGAAAATTCAATTTGGTAAATATCAAAATCTGCTGAAAATAAATCAGTTATATTTACTGTTGTAACACCACTAGCTACTTCAGTTTCATTAATTAATCTTAAAGCACTCATAGTTGTTTTACTCCATAGAGTTTTAAATTTGCAGAAAAAGTACCACCATTTGGAATAACTCTAAATCCATTAACTAAACTTGCTTGTGGTAAAACACCCCCACCAAAGTTAAATTCATAATCTTCAGTAACAGGATAATATATATAACTCCATTGAAATGTTGTAAAACTGTACTTACTACTATTGCCTAAATTATAAAAATAGGTATATCCATTTGCTGATGAATTTGAGGCATTATCTATTCCACTACCAATAATTGATACACCTAGACTACTTCCTGTAGATTTGTATTCTGAAAATGTACCATTAGACCTACCACCCTGTATTGCATATTGATAAACACTACCTGTTTCTAATACACCACTTTCATAAAGTTTTATAGTTAAAATTGTGTTATCTGAATTTGCTTGATAATTATTAACTTGCAATAAATGTACATCATAAACATCTTCTTGAATTGATAAAAAGTCAATAGCACTATCACTACTTGCAGTTTGTTCAGCAATAAGTTCTAAGCTACCACCAAGTTTTCCTTGTGATTGAAGTTCAGCTACATCAGTAATAGAAAAGACACCACTATTATTAACAGTTTGATTAGGTTGATTTTGTCCTAGATAACCATAAGGCATTTGAACTCCTTTAGGTTATTTCTAAAATACTTGCAAATGCTTCTAGATCACCTGAAGCTGCACCACCTGTTAGTTCAATGCTGTCACCGTTCTCTAATACTATTTTAGATGTGCCTGCTAATTCTATTGTGCTATCTGCTGGAACGCTTATTGTATAAGCTATCCTAGAATTTCCAGAAGTTCCATCAACAACATCAGCTGTAATTGTATCATCAGCAGCACCGTCTACATTAGTAATTCTTAATGTAAGAACAATAGCTGTACCGCCAGATGAGTTTGTATATATAGCTGTGTTAGTGCTAGTAACATCTTGGTAAGCATTTTTAAATGTATTTGCCATATCTTTCCTCTTATCCTAGTGCTATTATTAATCCAATATCTGCAAAACCAGAAGTCTGACTATCTACATAATCTTTAACTGCTGCTGATGTTGGAATAGTTGTATCGTTATCGTTAGAAGCAATAGTATCAGTTTCAGTTACAAGAGTAGAAGCGTCTATCTCTGTAGTTGTTACACCACTAACTGATAATTGACCTGCTGCTGCTGATAATGCAGTGCCTGCAATACCAGATACTAAATCTGCAATACTTTCTTTTTTAACAAGACTGCTATCGTCAGCGTCTATTATTGCAATTTCATCTGCTGCAACATTAACGGTAGCTGCTGCTACATCTAGTTTTACTGATCCAGCATTTACACTTGACCAAGTAGCGTCTACAACTTTACCTACTGCGTCCCAAATATCTTCAAAGTGTTGTTGCACTGGTGCAATTCTTACTTTGGAGTTTGCTGCATGTGTCAATCCAGATCCTGCTGCTGATCCAGTAAGGTATCTATTATCAACAGTTGTAGTTGCAAGTGAAGTAGCACCTATTGTGCTGTCTATAAAAATATATTCTCTTTGTGAACCACTATCTGGTTCTACTACTATATAACAAGGTGAAGATAAACCAGTAGTTGAAGCTACGTTAATGGTTGTATCTGTCGGTCCTAATGTAGTTGATAGCGTTGTCTCAAACGCATTCCTTGTAAATGTCTCTGCTGCTTTTCTAGTGTTTGCCATAATTTTCTCCTGCTAGTATATCACACACCAAATTCATATATACCTAATTGTCCAACTCCGAGAGAACCTAATGATGATACTTCTGATGTATCAACATTTTGTCTTTGTCCTCTTATCTGTATAGTACAGAATACCATAGTAGATCCTAGCTTTGTAATTTCTTGCACAGGTAACGTAATATTTTCTACAATTCCTCTAATGGTTTCTTCAGGTTTATATATATTTAATATAACTGATTTACCTTCTAATCTTTTCAAAGCATTAAATAATTTATTTCCAATACCTGGAATTACTTTTGCACGTTTTCCTGGACGTTCAATTCTGTCTGATACGTTTACTGGTATTCTTGCTATAACATCTTCTGGTTCTGGGAATGCACGAAAACTATAAGAATATACTTCAGGACTTTGTGTATTATCCGCACTTGCTTTAAGTGTTAACTTAGGTATTAACCATCTATCAATTACGTTTACCATAGGTATTTCTTCGCCTGTACCTTGTATCTGTGCATTAGTTAATGTTGTAAAATTTGTTATATAAGGTGCTGAAAAACTATCTAATTCATTCGCAAACTCTGCTAATACTTCAGCGCCAGAAGGCATAGGGTTTGTATATAACCTACCACCTACCCATTGCTTTGCTTGTGAAGTATAAAAATCTGCTGCGGAAAATACTATATACCCATCATCAACATACGTTGTTAATTCTTTTACTAGACCAACTTGATCAACTATAAAAAATAATCTATCGTTTGCTGCTGCAATACCTTTAATTAAACCATGTGTTCCTTCGTAATATAAATCTCTTGCGTATCCAAATGTAGGTAAATAAATTGTATAAAGTTGTGCTTCAGGTGAACCTAAACCTACACCTTGTTCAATAACTCCAAAATATATTTGATCACGTGTGTTAAAGAATGCAGTTGGACTTTTATCTACACTTGTATTTTCATCTCCGAATTGTTTTATTAATTGTCTTTGATCTAATGTGTATAAAACTCCATCTGTTGCAACTGTTGCTCTATATACTCTACCTATTTTACCGCTAGCTGTTGAAGACTGTGCTGTACTAAAAAAAACAATACCGTTACTTTCAGTCATGTCAACTATTTCTTCACCTTCAATATATGTTTGACCAGCTAAGATAAGACCAGAAGTTTGATCATCTTTTATAGAATAAATATATCCGTCATCTGAAGCAGCAAGTATAACTGATCCACCATCAATAACTGTTTTCCAATATGAACCAGCAGGTAAATCTTTTATAAGTCCAGGACTAGCTGTGCCATCTAACTCATGTAAATGACCGTCTGTATCTATAGCGATAATATAATTTTTAATATAAAATAAACCTGTATAAACATGTGATGAATGTAATCCCATGTAATTAGACCAACCACCACCAATGTTATCAAGGTCTAATTTTCTTACAATACTGTCAGTACCATTATTTAAACTAGCGTGTAATACGTGACCAACTAAAATTAATCCAGTTACATCAAATGCTGGACCTGCTGCATAAGGATCTGTTGTAGTCCATGTATTACCATTGTCTGATGAATAATGTATATCGTGTCCTTGTGCTACATATAAAACATCTTCATGTGATATGATATGTTGTTCCACTTCACTACTTGCTCTAGCTGATATTAATTCTGTACCGTGTAAAAGTTTAATACTGTATGCTTTTCCTTTATCATCTGCATTAGAAAATACATCTACACCTTTACTATCAAAAAACTTTCTATAATCATTTGGTCCCTGATTTCTTTGATGTGCTTGATCTAATCCTGCACCACCAGATAAATCTGACCTGCCATAAGATTGTCCAAATTCTGCTCTAAATTCTTCTGGTATTTGTGCTGTGTTAACTTGTTGTGCAGATAATGGTGCTGTTGTTATTGACAATTCTCTACCTGGTGCAACTGCAAGTCTAAGTAATACATCAGTAACACCGTCAGATATATTTGCTTGATAACCAAAAGCTAATGGTGTAGATACATTGGAAGTATTAGGTAATGGCATTAGGTAAAACTAATTCCGTACAACTCAACGCCTTGTGGAAAGCGTGATCTTTGTTCTCTCCTTGCTCTATCTAAAAGAACACCATAGTATCTAAGTAAAGCATTTCTAAGTCTTTCACCAGAACCAACTGGTATTCCTCTTTGTTCTAAATTCTCTGTAATATAATTTTGTGTTGTACTGTCAACATCTAATTCAGATAGTAACTGTGCTACTGCACCAACCATTACTATTTGCTCATGGAAATCTTCTAATCCACATACAGAGTTTAAATCATTAGCTTCAGCAGTTGGTCTTGTAAATTTAGAAGCATATACTACATAAACACTTTTACCACTAGCTGGTGTAGATGGAAATTGTACTGCTGCTTCTGTTGATGAAGGTGTAAAATCTGTAAGTAAAGTAAGTGGTATATCTTCATATACAGCAGTTGATGTTGAACTATTGTTTATCTTTGCTTGAAGTATTCTTGTCGTTCCTGCTGGCATTTCTACATAATTAGTTGAAGCAGTTGTAAGAGTTGTTTTCTTTACTGCGTATAGTGCAGGATACAAACCAATAACTTGATCTCCTATTGCGTTAGCTACATTAAGTCTTGGATATTTTGGTTTTAAAATTATATCTGTATCATTGGCATGTTCTGCTGCTGTAGAACCTAATCTTCCTCTTTCAATAGTCATTTCTTTAGAGACAGTATTAATATCTTCAACCATAATAAGTTCTTGATCTATTTCTAATACCGAACCAGCACCAATTAATTCTTCTTCTTCTGGCGTAAATAAACCTGTTTTATATTGAAGTGTTGTACCTGTATCAGTTAAACCTGTAGTAATACCATCATCTAATAAATCTGTATTAGCTACTTGTGATAATGGTTCTTGTTCTTCTACTGGACGTAAATATTCTCTGTATGTTCTATCTATAAGTTGACCGAATGTTGACATTATATACCAAAACTCCCTATTCCCATTTGCATAACGCCCATACCAACAAATGATAAATCAGGTAATAAATCTATATCTTCATCTAAAGGTAAACCACCTATAGTGTCTATAAGTAATGATCCACCTTCTTTTAAGGTAAGCACAATACCCATGCTACCTCCTAACTAGATGTTCTAAATAATAAAGTTATATCTCTATCAGCAACTTCAGCACTAGATGAAACTACTTTAAGCCAACCTTGTCCAGCAAATGCCCAACCACTTGGATCAACTCTTACTACATCTCCGTCTGTTGCTGTATAAGAAGTTGCTGAACCGTCTGTTTCAACTACGTCAACAAATGTTACGTTGTCTTTAGACCATTGAAAAGTAATGTTAGCACCTGTCATTGTTGGCAATACAATACCGCTAAGAAGCATGTTATCTACTTCTGCTGATGTACTTGCTGTACCACCTGATGAGATAGTTACTATTTCGCTTTTTGTTCTACCGTAAACCATGATGTTCCTATCTTAGCATATCAAAAGGACCGCTTATACAAATAAACGGTCCTGATGACTAAATTAATTAACCGATTACGTTATCGATTTGGCAATGGAATTGCTGTGGACCGAAGTCAAAAGCCATTTCCATATAAACTGCCTTAGCAATTCTTGCGTAATCTTGCTGATCAATGTCTCTTACAAACATTGTACCGTATCCTGGAATGTTCAAGAATACTGGTTTAACGAATGATAAGTCAACAATGAATGCTTGCTTTCCTGCTGTGCTACCTGTTGGTAGATAGTCAGATAAAGCTAATCCGATTTGACCAAAAGGAGTTACGATTGTATCAATGTTGACACCACCGACACTTCTGTCTCTTGGTAAAATACCATAATTAACTGATCCAACTGTTGCATTAACAAGCTCTTTGTTGAGATCCAATAACATTGTTGGTGACACGAAAAGTACTGGTTGTCTCATTGGCGCACCAGCGTCATATAACGCTTTCATTGCGTCTGCAATAATTTCCCAGTTAAGTTTTTGTGCTGCACCAGCACTAACGTGATCAACTGATGTTCCACCAGCTAGATCTTGATGTTCTTTAAGACCTCTCATCTGACGGTTACCTACAACACCATCATTGTAAGAAGCGTTAAATGCTGCCCATTCAACTTTCTTTGCTACTGTTTCAAGTAACAATTCCATTTGATAAGCAAGCTCATCTGTTATTGCGTTATTGCCTTCCAGCGCTAATGCTGGATCTGAATTTTTATAGTTGCCACTTAAATTAAACGGCACGATTTCTCCACTAGCTGCTTGTGCTGTGAAGGAGATTTGTACTGCTTCGTGGAAGATTTGAAGCACACCTTGTTGTGCTGCTCTGCTTCTTCCAGAGTAGTTTGGTTGACCGCCTTCGTCATCTGGTGATACAGATGAAACGGTAGCATTGTCTTGTTTTTGGAATTGGAAAAAAGTTGTGTTAGTTACAATTCCACCATTTAAACCTCCAGCAGCAGCAAGTAACGGAGTTCTATGCGGAGTAATTTTGAACAACTCGCCAGTAAAGTTATTAACGTCACTAGCTACTATTGGGTTAGCACCTGCTATTGCTGCCATTTTTAGTTATTCCTCTCCGAGATTTCTCTCTGTTAGTTTTTTTGCTGTTGTTGTAAAGCTACTTTTGCTTTAATTCTATCTTGTACAGAACCTTCCTGCATTATTCTGTTATACACGTCCTGTGTACTAGCAGGTTGTGAAGCTACTGATTGGTTCATGATGTTAGTTAACTTTTCATCACTAGCTGCAATTTTTTGTGCAGCTAAATCATTATTAGCTTGAACTGTTGTGTCTATGTTGTAGTTTTCTTTTAACCATGTACCTAGTTCTGAACTATCTGGTTTTCCATCATAAAGATCAAAAGCCATTTTGCCAGTTCCAGATGAAGGATCAAGTCCTACTTCCTTAAACAGAGATGTCTTTACGACACTCTTTAGTTCTTTATTTTCTTTCTCAACAGCGTTAAGTTTGTCTCTAAGACTTTTAATTCCTTCGCTGTCGTTAAATTGTTCTGTCATTTATTTCTCCTATATCTCCCACATATCACAATACGCCATTAAGGTGGGGTACATAATGGGTGTGGTTACAGTATTAAAACTTATATGCTGAATTGGCGCTGCAACTTACGCATACAACACCTCTGCGAATTTATTACGTAGGTAGAACGCAGGATCGCTACCTAGAATTTGGTGATCTATTATTTACATGGCGGATACTTCCTACGCCAGATGTAATTATTATAGCACAGATTTTATGAGTTGCTTAACTTTTTCTATAAATACGTAAAATTTATAATACTTCATTTTACGTTCACGTTTTTTAAGTTGACGTTCTAAATAAGGTTTTCTCTTGTGATCGAATTTATCAAAAGGCATTATGCTTCAACAAGTCCTGTTACACCAGCTTGTGTAACTGCTGCACCACCTTCACGTGTGAATGCTGTAGCTTGTTCTGCTTCAAGTCTTTGTCTTAATCTTTGTGATACACCTTCTCCAAATACTTCACTCTCAATAAATTCTGATAATCCAAATATATCTTCTCTACCAGTAAACCTACTTGATATACGTTGCAATCTTCCTAGTTGTGTTTCAGCTCTAGCAGCTAATTGTTGTGCGCCAGTTCCTGTAACACCAGCACTTAATAATCTTTGTGCTTGTTCTTTAGATATAGCAAAGTCTTGTTCTTTAAATGCACCACCTATTTGTGATATTTCTACACGTTGTGAAATAATATCTGCTGATACATTCTCATCAATAAAGCTAGCAAAGATAGCTTCATCTGTTATATCTTCTGTAGTAGGGAATATACCTGGATAGTTTTCTACGTAATATGTTTTAACTGCGTCAAACTGTGGGAATAATGTATTGTATGCTACGTTTAATCTTCTACCAAACTTATCAGGATCAACATCATTTTTAAATAGCTGTGTTATCTTATCTTTAAAATATTCTGGATTAAGATTATATTGTTCAAGTTGTCCATAGAAATCTTCTTTCATCTTTACATATTGAAGTTC